GCCGATGCAGGCCACGATGGTGTTTCGCTTTGCCAGGCCGCAGTCGCACTTCCGCGCCAATGGCGACCTGAAGCCCACAGCACCGCAGTGGCACCTGGTGATCGCTGGCGATGTGGACAAGCTGAGCAGGGCTGTGAACGATGCGATCACGGCATCAGGCACCTGGGCTGACGACAAACAGCTGGTGGAAATGCTGGTGAAGCGGCAGTGGTGCGGGCCAGGTGAGCTGCCCGGTGCCACGATCACACTGCTGGCGCTGGAACCTGCGGGCTAACCTGCCAGCAAACACACCCGCCTGCAGCGACTCTATGGCCCACCGCGGGACTGGCAACCTGAAGCCCCGCCGCCCAGGTGAGCCCCGGCCGGCCGCGAAGCCCAGCACTGCTGCGAAGCGTGCGCGCCGCAGCGCGAAGGCGAAGCTGGAAGCGGCAGTGAAGCAACGGGGTGGCACCCCGGGCAGCGTGATCAGCGCCGAACACCTGGGCCAGGTGCTGGAAGCGGCGGTGATCGCCTACGAAGTGGGCAGCCAGGATATTTCGACCCGCAGGCGCCGCACGCAGCTGGCAGCGAAAAAGGCCGCGGCGAAGCTGGGCTGTGATGTGCCCGTGAACCTGATGGAGCGGGTGAAGGGCATCGTGGAGCGCCGCGCCCGCGGCATCGTCAGCAGCGTGGCAGGTGAAGACCTGGCGGAGCGTGAACGGCTGGCGGAAGCACTGGCGCAGGAATCCGATTTCCTGGAGCCACCCGATCAGACCACGGCAGCGGAGCTGCGCGCGATCGCGCGGAAGGCAGCGAAGGATGCACCCTTCCTGGAGCAGGGCCCCACGGTGATGACGAAGGCGGTGCGCGACCCATCGAAGCGGCCGAACGACACGCTGCCGCCACCTGGCCGCGGCGGGGCGGTGCAGTGCCCGCCGGATGAAGCCGAACGGCGGGTGGCTGAAATCGTGAAGCGCCTGGGCCTGGGTGCCACCAGGCAGCAGCTGATGGAATGGGCGCGCAAATCCTGGCCGACAGGATGCAGCGAACGGAATGTGGACGAATACATCAAAGCGGCCAGGTTGATCCTTCGTGCTAACTGGGCGCGCGAACGCGAAGACTTTATGCTCGATCTGCTGGAGCAATATCAGCGCCTGGGTGCCGATGCCCGTGTCGAAGGGCAGCTGGGCACTGCACTGGGTTGCCTGAACAGTATGGCGAAGCTGACGAATTTGGGCGGGTTCGCTGCTAATCAGGGCAACTGATCGTGTCGATTCTGTTCACTGGCCCGGCCGGCAGCATCCTGGAATCACCGCGGCAGCGCGACCTGGGCCAGGATCTGAGCCATCACGCTGAAGTGATCGAACGCACCTTCACCGAACCGCAGCGGCAGGTGTATGAAGCGGGCACCCGATTCCGCCTGTTGTGCTGCGGCCGACGCTTCGGGAAAACCTATCTGTCGGTGGGGCAGCTGCTGATCTGGGGGATGCGGCACCCCGGGGGGCTGTTCTGGTATGTGACCAGCACCTACAAAGCGGCGAAGCGGATCGCGTGGAAAACGCTGCGCGAAATGGCACCGCCGCACCTGGTGGCGCAGGTGAACCACACCGAACTGACGGTGAAGCTGATCAACGGGGCAACGATCAGCCTGATGGGCGCGGATTCGCCCGACAGCCTGCGGGGCAGCAGCCTGAGCGGGTGCGTGATCGATGAAGCCGCCTATGTGAACCCGCGGGTGTGGTCTGAAGTGGTGCGGCCATCGCTGAGCGATCAGCAGGGCCCCTGCTGGCATATCACCACCCCAGCAGGTTTCAACCACTTCCACGATCTGTGGGAGGGAACAATGGGCGATCCGACCTGGGCCCGGTTCAGCTTCACCACGCTGCAGGGTGGGCAGGTGCCGGCGGATGAAATCGAAGCGGCGAAGCGTGATATGGATGCGCGCACCTTCCGGCAGGAATACCTGGCCAGCTTTGAATCGATGGCCGGGCGGGTGTATCCCGATTTCAGTGATGACAACATCAGCGAAGCCGTGTGCGACACCGGCGGCGAACTGCTGCTGGGTTTGGATTTCAATGTGGGGATGATGGCCGGCGTGCTGGGATCAATGGCCGGCGACACGCTGATGGTGTGGGATGAAATCGCGATGCCGAACAGCAACACCGGCGAAGTGTGCCAGCTGGTGAACCACAGGTTCAATGGCCGGCGGATCCTGGCATATCCCGACCCGACAGGCTCAGCGCGCAAAACCAGCAGCGCCGGGATGACCGATCACGGCATCCTGCGGCAATACGGGTTCGTGGTGGTGGCACCGAACGCACCCTGGAGCGTGAAGGACAAGCTGCAGGCCACGAACTACCTGATCCGCAACGCTGAAGGGCAGATCAGGCTGCGGGTGCACCCCAGGTGCAAACACTTGATCAGGGGCCTGCGGGGTGTCACCTTCAAACTGGGCACCGACGAATGGATCGTGGACAAATCACCAGGGCTGGAGCACTGGTGCGATGCGCTGGGATACCTGATCCTGTCGGCCGCGAACCGGGTGAAGCCGTGGCACGCAGGCGAAACCAACATCGCGCTGTATTGAACGCACCTGGGTGCAGCTGGGGCAGCGCACCTACACTGCGGGGATCCTGTGGGGCGCGTGTGTGGCGATCTGGCAGCCGGGGCCGTGGTGGGGCCGCAATGGCCCGGTGCGCTGGGCCAGTGATGTGACACCAGCGGAAGCAATCGCGCCCGCTGCAGCTGCTGACAGCCCAGCACCTGGGCCTGCAGTGGCCGCGGCCGGCACACTGGAGCCTGAAGCGCCAGCCCCGGCCCCACGGCGCCGCAACCGCAAACCTGCCGCCCCGATCGATGGCTGATATTCGCCTGGAGCTGCCCAGCTATTCGATGAACGCAGCGCGCGGGTGGGAAGGCAACCGCGACCTGCCGGACATTTCGCTGGGCCGCACCCGGGGTGATGATCACCCGGAAGACAACCCGAGCATCCCGTCAGCCACCTACTGGGCGATGTGGCAGCGGTGGCAGCCGGTGGCGGCGGTGCTGAGCGGCACGGCAGGCCTGGCGCATCGCAGCGACCACTATCTGCCGCAGCTGCCGAACGAACCACCGGATGCCTATGGGCGCCGCTGTGGCCGCGGCGTGCTGAGCCCCTACTTCGCGCGGATCGTGAAGGCGGCAGTGGGGCTGATCCTGCGGAAGCCGATCGAACTGCAGGGTGGCGATGAAGCCTGGTGGGATACCTGGCGAAAGGATGTGAACAGGCACGGCAGCAGCCTGGAGGAATTTTGCACGAAGCTGCTGTTCGACGCGATCGCCTACGGGCATTGCGGGTTCCTGGTGGATCACCAGCTGGATCCGGCGGTGGTGAGCCTGGCGGATCAGCTGGCCAACCCGGTGCTGCCGTATTTCGTGCGCTACGAAACGGGCAATGTGATCGGCTGGCGTGAAGCATCAGGCGGCGCCAACGGCCACCTGTCGCAGCTGCGGCTGCGCGAAGTGGTGAGCGAACCCTGGGGCAGCTTCGGTGAAGCGCAATATCGGCAGGTGCGGGTGCTGGAGCCCGGCCGGTGGGCCACCTACCGGGTGCGCGAAGCGAAGGATCCCAGCCAGCCTGAAGAATGGTTCAAACACCAGGAAGGTGAAACGGGGCTCACCACGGTGCCGTTCACGGTGGTGTATTCGCAGCGTGAAGGGCTGCTGCTGAGCGATCCGCCGCTGCTGGAAATCGCGAACCTGAACCTGCAGCACTATGCGCTGCAGGCGCAGCTGCTGCACTGCCTGCATGTTGCGGCGCAGCCGATGCTGATCGTGAAGGGCTGGGATCAGGCCAGCAGCCACCTGAATGTGGGGGTGAACAATGCGCTGAGCCTGCCCGTGGAAGGGTCAGCGTTCTATGTGGAACCCGCCAGCCAGGCCTTCCAGTCGCTGCAGGATGAACTGGCAGCCCTGGAAACGCAAATGGCCAGCCTGGGTGTGGCGATCCTGGCGAAGCAAAAAAATGTGGCTGAATCGGGGCTGTCGAAACAGCTGGATCGCGCCGACAGCAATTCGATGCTGGCGGTGATCAGCAAGGATCTGGAATCCAGCCTGCAGCAGGCTGTCGAATGGGTGGCCGCCTATGCGGGTGTGGAAGCACCGGTGGTGGTGATGGATCGGGACTACAACGCCGACCCGATCGACCCGCAAACGATCGATGCGCTGGGCCGGCTGTTCACGGCGCAGGTGATCGATCAGCGCACGCTGCTGGAAGCACTGCGCCGCGGCGAAGTGTTCGGTGATGATTTCGACCCTGAAGCGATCATCGAAGCGGTGAGCAGCGGGCAGCTGTCGGATGCGTTCGCGACAACGCTGCCGCTGGCATCAGCGCAGGATGCAGTGGAGCAGGCCGAAGCCGATGGCCCGGTGCCTGATGGCGACCCGTCACTGCCAGCCGACTGATGGATGCCACCGACCTGGCGCGTGCTGCTGGGGGGCGCGACCGGCAGCGCCAGCTGGTGCTGCTGAACATCCTGCGGATCCTGGATCACGGCAACGCCAGCGCCGATCGCACGCAGGTGGCGATCGAACTGGCGGTGCTGCAGATCCGCAAGCTGATCACCGGGCTGCCGGATGAAGGGCTGCTGCGCGAACGGGCGTGGCGGCAGCTGAAGCCACAGGTGCTGCCGGTGCTGGAG